AATTATGCAATGAAAGACCTTTCAAATGCCATATCTTCTCTTAATGATAAACAAAGAGATAAGATATTCAAACAAGGTGCGTGTTTTATGAACCTTGAAGTGATATATCCAACATCAGTTAATGTGATTCCTTACGGTCAGGCGTTACTTGTATTCCATGGAACGATGGAATATGATATGGAAGGTAAGGCGATAGGTGAAAATGGTGAAGCTGCACGAATATTAGCTGGTATGATTAAACAAGTTAACAAAGATGTACAAGATAACTATACAATACAAGGCCCACCTGTTGTAAAATTACCTAAATCTACTGATTTATCAAAGAAAAGAAGTAAATACTCATCACAAATCTCTAAATTACAAAAAGAATTTAAATTAAAGGATACAGATGGTGTTGCTGATTACCACCAAGCGTGGTGGGAACAATGGGTTGATAAAAATTCACCATCAACACTTGATAATAAAACCAAAATGGGGTTAGTTAAGAGATGGGCATTCATGGATAAGAAGTTTAGGTTAGATAATAGGAATATTACCGATTCTAAAACACTTGAATGGGCTAAGAAAACAGATAAAGATAATCATAAGAAGATATCAAAAGATAATCTAATGAAATTTGAGAAAATCTTCTTAGGTTTGGGTGCAGAAGTATTAGAATTTACTTCATCAGCACTTACAGTTAACCCTGATAAGGCAGTTCGTGATATAAAGAAACGAATTGATAAAACAATCAAAGATGTTAAGAAATCAGGTGACCCAAAAAAGATTGATAAACTAAAATTAGAACTTGGAAGGTTAAATTCTATCGGTGGTTCTAAGAAAATTGTACCAAACGAAGGTATCGTATTCTTATATAAAGGAAATACATTTAAATTAACTGGTACATTTGCATCTGTAAACCAAATCCTTGGTATTTTCTTCTAAAATTTATCGGTTTCTTTAATTTGATATATTTATATATAAAATTATAACCTAATATATAACAATGGGTAAAGAATTCAAAAAGAAATATATGCACCCAACTCGAAGAAAGTTGGTTGATATGGTTCAAACTGGTAAATACGAGAAAAATCAAAGTGTTGGCTGGGAATCAAAGAAAGAAGATAGAAAAGTAGGTGATGTTTGGGAAGATGAACACCACAGATACGAAAAGAAGGAAGGATATACTCTTAAAACAAATAAAAATTCTGAAACCTTCCAAGAAATTAGAAAATATTTAGAAGAAAAGTCAAGATGTAAAAATTCTGAGTGTAATACTAAGAAAATTACAGCAAAAGATAAAAAGTTCATAGAAAAAGGTGGATTTTGTATAAATTGTACTGCTGATAGAGAACACGATATTAGAACGGCAGGTTTATGGGAAGATTATCAAAATTACAAAGTATGGACTAGAATGATTATCTATGGTAAACATAAATTAGAACAATATAGAGAATCATTAGGTGATTTGAAAGAAGAATACACCATGCATAACGACCAAGGTGAGATAACAGAAACTTGGAAGTTACCAAAGCCAATTGATGAGGTACGAGCAGAGATACAAGAGCTCATTGATTATGGTGAAGGAGAATTAAAAGAGTTAGAAGCAAAAAAGGAAGAAGCTTTTAACAAGATAAAGGAAAAAAATTATGAACATTATATTTAATTTACTAGCAAAGAGATGGAAGGAGATATTAATCCTTCTTTTAATTAGTACCATATTCTTAATGAGAGGATGTGATTCTGATTATGGAGATAAAGAAATTATAAATGTAGACGGAAAAGATTTTGAGTTACTTAAACAAGAAACAGATACAGTTTATGTAGAAAAGGAAGTTAAGGTAACCAAATATGTACCAAAGTACATTACAAAAGAAGTAATCAAGGAGGTAGAGATACCAGTAGATGTAGATTCACTTGCTATAATAAAAGATTACTTCTCAAAAGTTACTGTAAAGGATACATTACAACTCGATTATGATTTTCCAACAGCAGTAACCGATTCAGTAGGTAATAAACCACCTAGTAATCTAGGATTTGGTATTCTTACTGATGTTATTTCACAAAATAGAATCGAATCAAGAGAAATAGATTGGTTCTTCAAGATTCCAACTGTTTACAATACTACAATTGTAAAAGAGTTACCTAAAAACGAATTTTATTATGGTTTCGGAGTAGGAGTTGACCAAACAAATGGATTTGGTAACTTTAGTTTGAATGGATTGTTAAAAACCAAAAAGATGAATATCTATGGATTAAATTTAGGTTTATCTAATCAAGCAGGACAATACAAACCATTTGTTGGAACATCACTATATTGGAAAATAGGAAAAAAATAAATGGCTAAAGCTTCTTTAAAAGAAATTATAAAGTTAGAGTATCAGAAATGTGCGGCAGACCCAATACATTTTATGAAAAAGTATTGTATGATACAACATCCTGTCCGAGGTAAGATACCTTTTCACTTATATCAGTTTCAAGAAAGAACTTTAGATGAATTTACAAAACATAGATACAATATTATTCTCAAATCAAGACAGACGGGTATCTCAACCTTGACTGCAGGATTTGCATTATGGAAAATGTTGTTCAATCAAGATTTTAATGTACTTGTAATTGCAACTAAACAAGAGGTTGCAAAAAACTTGGTAACAAAAGTAAGAGTAATGAACCAATACTTACCAAGTTGGTTAAAACAAAATACAGTAGAAGATAACAAACTATCTCTACGATACTCAAATGGTTCTCAAATCAAAGCAACTTCAGCTGCTGGTGATGCTGGTCGTTCTGAAGCACTATCCTTATTAGTATTTGATGAAGCAGCATTTATTGATAAGATTGAAGATATTTGGATATCATCACAATCTACCTTATCAACTGGTGGTAATGCAATTATCCTTTCTACTCCAAATGGTGTAGGAAACTTTTTTCACAAAACATGGGTAGGTGCAGAAGAAGAGGAGAATGGTTTCAATACAATCCGATTACATTGGACAGTACATCCTGAACGAAATCAAGAATGGAGAGACGAACAAGAAGTTTTACTAGGAGTTAAAGGAGCAGCACAAGAATGTGATTGTGACTTCGTTTCATCTGGTGATACTGTGATTGACCCTCAACTTTTACAATTCTATAAGGAATCTTATATACAAGAACCAATTGAAAAGACAGGATTTGATGGAAACCTTTGGAAGTGGGAATATCCTAATTATAATAAAGGTTATATGGTTGTTGCCGATGTTGCTAGAGGAGATTCAACCGATTATTCGGCATGTCATGTTATTGATATTGAAGAGGCAACTCAAGTTGCAGAATATAAAGGTAAATTAGATACAAAAGATTTTGGAAACTTTTTAGTTTCTCTTGCAACTGATTACAATCAAGCATTACTTGTAATTGAAAACGCAAATATTGGATGGGCAGTTATACAACAAGTAATTGATAGAGGATATCAAAACCTTTTCTATATGAGTAAAGATTTAAAGTATGTAGATGTTGAACATCAACTATCAAATAAATACAGAGCCGAGGAACGAGGAATGGTTGCTGGGTTTTCGACAACTTCAAAAACACGACCTTTGATAATATCAAAGTTAGATGATTATTTTAGAGATAAATCAGTTACAGTTCGTTCTGGTAGATTAATAGATGAATTATTTACTTTCATATGGAAAGGAAATAGGGCAGAAGCAATGCAAGGATATAATGATGATTTGACTATGGCATTTGCAATTGGTCTTTGGGTTCGAGATACTGCATTAAGATTGAGACAGGAAGGAATTGATTTAACTAAACAGGCATTAGGAGGAATCGGTGCCCATCAGTTAGATATTGCAGGTATGGGATTTGGAGGAAATAGTCAATTAGAAGATAATCCATGGAAACAAAGAGTTGGTGATACTGATGAAGATTTAACTTGGTTAATTAAATAATTATATATTTATAATATAAGGAGAAAATATTATGATTTCAATGAAAAACTTACTTAATGAAAATGAAAGTTATTGTATGGAGTACTTTGTAGAAAACTATTATGATATAAAAGAATTCGTAGAATTCATGGAATCGTATAAACCAGATATTAACGAAGCCGAATACCAAGGTAGAAAAGTCAAACTTGGTAAACCAACAAGAGGTGATGTTAAAAAATTCAAAGTATATGTTAAAAATCCCCAAGGTAATGTAGTAAAAGTAAACTTTGGTCATAAAGGAAAAGGTGGAGAGAAAACAATGAAAATTAAAAAGAGTAATCCTGCAAGGAGAAAATCTTTTAGAGCAAGACACAATTGTGATAATCCAGGTCCAAGACACAAAGCTAGATACTGGTCATGTAGAGCATGGTAAAAAAATAATAAAGGTTATAATTTAAATTAGGAATAAAATGGCAGATACTTCATTTTTTGGTAGATTAACAAAACTATTCAGAGCCCAAGCGGTGGTAACCATCGATAAGAAGGGTAATAGAGTTGTAAAAGATACTGATGAAAGACAACAAACGAATCTATCATCATTAAGAGATAGATATACTAAGATTCAAAAATCTTTCTTCGAACAGGCAGGTGGTGCACAATCAATGGCATACCAACAAGTTCGTAGAGAAGTTTTTAGAGATTACGATGCAATGGATAACGACCCAATATTAGCATCAGCACTAGATATATATTCAGATGAATCTACACTAAAGAACGAATTTGGTGATACACTTACAATTATCTCAGACAATGAGAAAGTACATGAAATATTAAGAAACTTATTTTATGATATCCTTAACATAGAATTTAATCTATGGCCATGGGTAAGAAATATGTGTAAGTATGGAGATTTCTTCTTAGGTTTAGAAATAGCAGAAGGTAAAGGTATCGTAAATGTTACTCCTCACTCTGTTTACAACACAGAAAGATTAGAAAGAACAGACCCATCAAATCCAAATTCAGTAAAGTTTAAAATTACTGAA